CCTCAGGCCCCCCAGCGCTGGTTGACGCACTCCATGCAGTGCATAGAGTATTAACCACCCAAAAACCGATTGGGGCGATCTAGGTGTCAGGAGTTAAAACACGAGTGAGGGACTTAGTTGTCCATCATTCGGAGGGTGACTATGGGCAAACAGGGCCTTTCGCCGTGAATACCCATTTTAACCGTCTCCTGCACACGACACAGAAAACTGTGTCGGAGGGCCATCAGTTCAGCCGTTTAGGCAAAGCTGATGAGGATATTGGTGGGGAGTTCTTCTCAGAACGATCGGCTTACTGGTCAAACAGTCGGCCAATCCGCATCGAGAAACAGATCGTGCCAGGGTCCATCCATTATTTTTATGGGTGTCTCTGGCCCAAGCTGGGTGTCGGTGCGTCTAGTAGTCCGCTTGAAGCTATCAATTCGACTGCTCCATCTGAGGTTTCTCAGATAGATGCTGCCGGTGCGACAGCTATCTCGCGGACTATTCCTACCAACCCTATAGCCGGTCTTGCGGTTACCTTCGGTGAATTGCACGAGGGTTTCCCAAGACTGATCGGCACTTCCTTGTTCAAACAGGGGCTCAAGAAGGTCCTCAAAGGATCAGGGGACGAATTCTTGAACTTCGAGTTTGCTTGGAAGCCACTGATCAACGATCTCCTAAAGTGGGGTAAAGCCTACTCCCACGCTGACAAGCTGTGGGACCAGTTCCTTAGGGATGCTGGTAAAAGAGTTCGTCGTGGCTATACCTTTCCTAGATCCCGAGAGATCATCTCGAGCACTACTACGCCAGGTCAACCGATCTGGCCAGCCGGTGCTCAGTCAAATGATCTCTGGACAGGGGGTACCTATCTCTATCCGCTCGAGACTGAAGTCAGTCTTGAGCGACAGAGGTGGTTTTCCGGCTGCTTCACCTACTTTGTTGATCTTTCCAAGGATCAGGAGAGTCAGAAGAGGCTAATGCGCCGCAGGCTCGATTACCTGTATAGCACGAAAGTGACTCCGCAGGTTTTATGGAACCTTGCCCCCTGGAGCTGGGCCGCCGATTGGATCACAAACTTTGGTGATGTTGTCAATAACCTCACCAGATTCAGTGAAGACGGCCTTGTTATGCCGTACGGGTACATGATGGAGCAGTCCATCGGACGTACTCTGTATCGCATGCGGAATCTAACCCCACGAGGGTATCAGATTCCGGACCTTACCGAGGTGCTGACTCACACAGTCAAGTATCGACGTAGGGCGACACCATTCGGTTTCGGCTATGACGAGCAGGATTTTACAGCTCGTCAGTGGGCGATTATCGGAGCCCTGGGTTTATCCAGGACCTAGTCCCCGCACTTTATCCACTGCAACCGCCGCTCTAGCGGCACAGTTCAAGGAGTCCAGTCATGCTGACCGACCCACAGACCATTACGGTCTCTGCTGTCGCCCAGGTGATGGCTCGCACGTCCCTTTCGGACAATGCGGGTACCTTCACCAAGGACGACGGTACGTACCAGCTGAAGCTTTCGCATCAGTATGGGAAACGTACCCGTCGATCGCTTCGCGTCGACGTCCAGAAGATCGCAGCGAACCCGTTCGACTCCTCGCTCAATGAGCGAGTGTCGGCCTCGTTCTACCTGGTCGCGGATGTCCCCCCCAATGGGCAGGGCTACACGATCGCCGAGCAGAAGGCCATCTTGGATGGCCTGATGGTCTACTTGACCGCCAGCTCTGGCGCCGTGATGCTCAAGCTTCTCGGGGGTGAGATCTAACACTACTGGTCTTAACCTTGGCTAGCATGGCTCAGGAACGCACTACCACCGTTAGGAGGAGGCGTGAAAAGCCTGCTGAGGCTCTGGGAAGTTGCTGCCACAGAATTGGGCAGCGATTGTCAAACCAGCACTTCTCGAGATTTGGAAACAGTTCTCGAGAGGGAAGAACACGAGGGGTTCTCGTTTCTAACGATTACCCTTCCACAATTCTGCTCGGACTTCCAAAAAAGTCTCGATCAGGGCTTTGTGGACCCTACCTCTTTCGCTGGTTTTAAGCGTAGAGGTGGTCTCCCGGTGTTTCTATCGGGTTTCCTTGGTCGTGTTTTCTCCAGTGCGGGTCGGCTTCTTGATGAACCGTGTGTGTCTTCGATCATTGCTATACGTCAGCTAACGCTGATGTTCAGTAAGATCGAGCTCCCTTGCTCTGACAAGCGTGAGGAAGCTGCATACACGAATTACATCGAGTGTGAAAGGAGTGTTCGTGAGAACGACGCGAGTCGTCCTTTGGACAGCATGCTGCGTTTTGATCGCATCGGCCGTCTTTTGTTTGGACAACTCTTCTCCGACGCAGACTTACGAGTCTACGAAGGCGACGTACTCCCTCGTCACGGTCCTGGAGCAACTGCTGATCACCTAAAGGGTAATCAAAAGTTTAACCAGACGGAATGGACTCAGAGGTTGGAAACGATCTTTTCGGCCTCTGAGTACCTGTTTCCCTCACGCAGTAACTGGCGTGAAGCGCAACGAGTGAACACCCTTGAACCTGGTGCTGAACGACCTGTCAGGGTCATTACAGTGCCTAAGACGCTGAAGGCTCCGAGGATCATCGCGATTGAGCCTACGTGCATGCAATATGCACAGCAGGCCATTCTCGATATCCTCGTGGAGGGGGTAAAGAACGATCATGTCCTTCATTCCCTCATCGGTTTTGATGATCAAACTCCGAATCAGGTTATGGCTTGCAAGGGATCTCTTGATGGATCTCTTGCAACCCTTGACCTCTCGGAAGCATCAGACCGAGTCTCCAATCAGCTGGTTCGACGACTGCTTTCGAGACATCCATGGCTTTTTAAGGCTGTGGATGCTTCACGCAGTCGCAAGGCTGATGTTCCTGGCTATGGCGTTATACGCCTTGCCAAGTTTGCGTCAATGGGTTCAGCACTCTGCTTTCCTTTCGAGGCTATGGTCTTTCTGACCGTTTGCCTTGTTGGGATCGAAGAGTCGCTAAGCCGACCGCTTACCAAGGCCGACATTCGTCGGTACCTTGGCAAGGTGCGCGTCTATGGGGACGACATAATCGTCCCGGTGGACATGGTTTCTCTCGTCTTATGTTCCCTTGAAACTTTTGGGTTCAAGGTGAACCTCTCCAAGTCTTTCTGGACTGGAAAGTTCAGAGAGAGTTGTGGGAAGGAATACTATGACGGACAAGACGTTTCAATTGTCAAGGTCCGCACAGTGCTCCCTCTGAGACGAGCTGACGCTCGGGAGTTGGTGTCGACTTTCTCACTTCGGAACCAGTTTTACATGGCTCTGATGTGGGAGTCTGCCAGGCACCTAGACACCATAATCGATTCCCTCCTTAGAGGGGTTCCGACTGTGGCGCCTTCATCTCCCAGCCTAGGCCGATACTCGTTCCTCGGGTATGACATCCATCGGATGGATGAGGTCTTGCACAGACCCCTTGTTCGGGGTTATGTGCTTGTACCCAAGATTCCAAGGTCTCCCTTGGGTGGCTACGGCGCATTGCTCAAGTTCCTCCTGAAACGTGGGGTTGACCCCCACTCAGAAGGTCACTTGGAGCGATCAGGACGTCCTACGTCCGTCGACATAAGACGTAGGTGGATCCAGCCGTTTTAGGATGGCTGGACTCCCGGCCCTATAATGGGGTTCGGGAGATGGGAGGGCCAATTGCCCTCATAGGGAGGTGAAAATCCTCCCC